ATTTAAGGACAGCCCTAAATGCATTGAACGACTCATGGTTAACGCCCGCACCATCACCTTTGCCTAACACCAACATGACCACCGAAAACAACGACCGCCCCCCGCTCACCTCCATCTCGACCAACGGAACCTACCGCCTGAAACTCATCCGACCCAAGGGGACCGACAAGGTCAAGGTCTGGGAGGACGGCACCTGCTCCGCTCGCCTCTTCTTCGTCGACGACAAGGGCTTCTGCCTGAGCAAGAACTTCTCGACCAAGTACGGCAAGGCGCTCGCCATGCTCGTCGGCAAGTACTCCGGCAAGTTCACTAACGAGATCAGGCTCGACGCGACCCCCGCCGAGTACCTGCAATACATCGACGGCGCCTGCGGCCAGACCATCCTCGTCGGCGTGGAGTGCGAACCCAATGGCGAGTACAACGGCAAGCCTCAGTACAAGTACAAGCTGACCTACCCTAAAGGCTCGCAGAAGCCGACCGTCGCGAACGACCTGCCGAACCCCGAAGACGTCCCCTATTAATGAGCAACCGCCTCAAGATGCGTCAGGCCCTGGTCGAAGCGCTGCTGAAGGCGCCTGACCTCAACCTCCGCCGTGTTCGCCGGCGCATACGCATGTCTGCAAGACAGACGCGCATCGCTTCCCGCGAGGCCAAGGCCATCCGCAAAGCCAACGCCTCCGAATGACCACCATGGCCGCCCCGACCCTTGTGCTGATCTGCGGATATGCAAGGGCTGGGAAGGACACCCTAGCCTCGGGCATCTTAGAATGGGCGACAAGGCCTTCGCGTAAGCAGAACTTCGCCGACCATTTAAAGGACGCGGCCAATGACTACCTCATGTCGCTCAACCTTGAGGGCGACTTTCATAACGAACCCTTCAAGGTTCAGAACCGTGACTTCCTCGTCGCCGCTGGCCGACTTGCCCGGTCAATCGACAAGGACATCTTCGCCAAGAACCTTGCCTACTATTGCCCTATCCAGATGACGCCGGGGGAACAGGCGCCAGAGACGGTCATCTGCTCAGACTGGAGGTATGGGAATGAGCTGGTCGTGTGTCAGGAAATCTTGCACGACCTCGGCTGGAAGGTGCGCACGATCTACGTCGCAACCGCTGGCATAGGCCCCGCAAATAACGAAGAGCTCGACAGCATCCTCGACATCCGCGAGCGCCACTGCTTCGACCTTGAACTGACCTTCGCCCCTAACTCCCGCAATGCTATCATGCAGGAAGGGCGATATATCGCGAAGACATGGCGACTCTGATCATGGAGAAAGAGCTGTCACTCGAGGAGCGTATCCAGTGGGCTCTCCGTGCAGGCCTTAGCCAGGAGCGAATCAACTTTCTGCTATCGTGCCCCAAGTACACCCGGGCAGGTCGTGACGGCCGCGACCCAATCATCAAGGCCGAGAACCCGAATCATCACCTCCAGAAACTGGGCGACTGCTGGTGGCTGCGCATCCGCCGTCGAAAGACCGACATTCTCCACAATCTCGGCAAAGACCTCGACACCGCCCGCCGGCACCGCGACGAGATGCTCGCGGCCTACGACGCAGGCCTCCCCATCCCTCACCTAAACCAATGAGCAAAATCACCAAGTTCATTTACGCATCAGACAACCATGGAGACATGGGGGACCCTGAGGCCTTGGCAGCGCTCTACGAATTCACCAAGGACTTCAAGCCAGACATCCGCGTGGCCGGCGGAGATCAGTACGACTTTCGCTCCCTGCGTAAAGGTGTCGGCACGGATAAGGAAGGCGCCGAATCGCTTCAGGCTGACATCGAGGAAGGTAAGGACTTCTTCACGCGCTGGCGTCCGAACGTCTGGCTGTGGGGTAATCACGAACACCGTCTCGATGCCGCGCAAGGTGCCGGGTCTGCCCTGGTACGCGACTACTGCCAAGGCGTGAAGGATCACGTCAACGCCCACGCCCGCAAGTGCGGCGCTAAGGTCATCCTGCCTTATCATGCGGATAAGGGCGTCTTCCGCCTAGGGCCTGTATCGATGGTGCACGGCTATGCTCACGGAGCCAACGCCACGGTCGTGCAGGGGCTGCACTACGCACAGCATGGCGGTGCTCTCATCCATGGGCATACTCACAACCTATCGAGCGTCGCATTGACCAAGCATGGGGGCGGCAACGCCTTCTCAGCTGGATGCCTATGCCGTAAAGACGAGATGACCTACAGCGCTCACCGCCTAGCCACTGCCCGGTGGGGCTCAGGGTTTGTCGCTGGCTTCGTTACCGTCGGCGGAGACTACAAGGCATGGCTTGTCCATAAGATGGGCAATCAATGGATCTGGACGAAAGACCTGAAGACCTTCACCCCCGCAAAGCGATGACCACATCCCGAAAGAAGATGCTCTACACCCGGGTAGGTAATGACCCCATCCTCTTGGCCGTCATGGCCGAGATAAACCGAAGCGCCGTCAAACCTCCAAAGGGCTTCCTGACCCGCGATCAGTGGGCAACTAAATGGGGCGTGAAGGCAGCGCACACCGCCAGCATCTACATCAACAAGGCCGTCAAACTAGGCATCCTGGTCAAAGCCCGTTACCGCATCCTGACCGGCGACGGCGGCAGACTTCGAGCTGTTGACCATTACGGCCCGCCAACCCCTAAGCGTTAAAACATTTGACCGAGGGCATCCACGCCCCCACACCTCCACCCCTCTCTTCCCATGATCCCGCCGAATAATGTCGCCGCGGAACGCCACCTCCTCGGCGTCCTGCTCCGTGATGCTCTCCCCTTCCCGCCTGACCTCAAGGCCTCCGACTTCTTCGATGGTACGCATGCCGACATCGTCGGGGCTATGCTATCACTCGCCGTCGATGGCATACGCGCCGACGAACTGACCGTCACCCAGAAGCTGCGAGAGATGAAGTCGCCGGTCGAAGCCGGCACGGTTTCCCTTCTCTCAACTGACGCGGGCGTTTCCGAATACCGTCAAGAGCACGTCGACCTGATCGCAAGCGCTGCTCTTCTCCGTCAGGCCTCTGATGCCGCCGCCAACGCGACAGACCCCGACGCCCTGCTCGACCACTATGCCAGACTGGCAGAGCAGCGCAAGGCCACCAAGCGCGAGAAGGACATTGGCGAATGGTTTGACCTCGACGCCCTCGACACCTTCAACCCGCTCGACGATAAGACCGTGCTCGTCGGCAAGTCCCGTCGCTGGCTCTGCGAAGGTTACGCGGTTTCCATTGTCGGCTTTTCCGGCACCGGCAAGTCCTCCCTCATGATGCAGATCGCGACAGCCTGGGCCCTGGGGCAGTCCGTCTTCGGTCTGGCTCCCGTGCGTCCCCTTAGGACATTGATTCTTCAGGCGGAGAACGACGGCGGGGACATCGCGGAGAGCTGGCAAGGCTCGACCTGTAAAATGACCGAGTCAGAGAAGACCAGGCTCAAGGCCAATATCGCAATCGTCCGCGACACGAAGCACATCGGCGGCGCCTTCCCTGAGTTCCTCGAGGCCCTTATCCTTCGACATAACGCAGAGGTAGTCTGGATTGACCCGCTTCTCGCGTATGCCGGATTCGATATCGCAGACCAGTCCCTGACGACCGAATGGCTCCGCACTCAAGTCGACCCCGTACTGAAGCGCACGAAGGCCGCCATGATCTACATGCACCACACGACAAAACCGAAGTCGGCCGACGACCTGGACAGCATGACGCCGTCTCAGCTCGCGTACCTAGGAGCGGGGAGCGCAGAGTGGGTAAATTATTCAAGGGACGCGGGATTCCTTTACCGTACCAAGGGCGAACCTGCCCGGTACAAGTTCGGCTTCTCGAAGCGAGCCTCCCGCTGCGGACTCGAAGATATTGACGGCCAGCGCTCGAAGTCGGGCTTCATCTACCTCCAGCACTCCCCCGAGGATAAAGTCCTCCGCTGGGAGCATGCCCCGTCAGGTACCGAGACCGCCCCCCAGCATACCGATTCCCGCCCCGCTAAGGGGTCTAGGAGCCGTCCTGACTACGTCTGAGGGCACTGACCCCATCACGACCCTTTAGACCCCCCTCTCCCCTCTAATCATGACCTCGTCGCCACGGTATGCAACTCCGTCTCCCACAGGGGGAGTATTTAATAACGCTACCCCCTCTGCTGGCGCGGCGGGGCGTATTAAATAAATTAAGCCGCCACCCTACCGAGATGTCCCCGCGTCGACCCTTAACCCCGGCTCAACTGAACCTCCTCCGCATCCGGCGAGAACTGACCGCCCGTAGACGCTGGCTCTGGAAGAATAAGCGGCACCTCATGGAGCAAGCCCAGGCTAAGGCCACGACCCGGGCCACCGAGATCCGGGCGACCGCTAACACTTACTTTCTCGAGACAGTCAGGGAATGGCCGGAGTGCATGACCCCTGCGCAGCTCGATGACCTACTCCGAGACATCCCGTATACCCGCAAGGGAAAGAAGCGCCGTAAGCGCCGCGACTCCCTCATCCGCCGGCTAAGGCTCCTAGGCCTGATCGCGTACGTCCCTAAGGCTAACACTTGGCTGAACCTTTGCACATTGCCCCAGTCTAAACCTTCTGCACCGTCTGAACCGAATGACGAAGGCTCGCATCAATGACCTTACGGCTCCACCCAAACAGGCTAAGTCGTTCGACACATGGTTCTTTTCTCAGTCGCCTAAGAATCAGCAGAAGATGCGTGACCGCGGCGTCCTCCCCTATTGCGAGATGGTACAGTCTCGTCACGTCTTCGCAGTCAAGGATGAGCATATGCAATGGAAGATTGAGGCAGAACGCGCAGAGCGGCAGCGGAAAGAAGAGCGTGAGGTCGACGCATTTATTTCCCGCGATCTCGTATCTGTTATGCTTAAAGCATTCATCGACGCCCTGGCAATGAGTGGGTCCATGGAGATTCGTAGACATGTAGAGCTCATCCGCTGGGCGCTATCTCTGCCCGGTTGCATGTCCTTACGTCAGCTTGCCAAGATGTTCGGAGTGACAGGCGAGGCCATGCGCAAGCGAGCAAGGAATATCCAGAGGGCAGTCAACTCTGATGCCCAGGGCCTGTTCCCTCACTGCAACAGTAAGCGCGATAAGATGCGCATATCGTTTAACCGTCATTAAAATCATTTAGTTATGATTGCTAATCGATTACCGAAACTCGTTTATTTTTCCAATACCCACTGGTGCCCCACACACGCCCCACTGGTATCAGAAAATCGTATATATACCCCCATAAGGAATCTTTTTATGCCCCATTCATGCCGCGTTGGGCGACACCTGCCCTTCTTTTATACGGGGGCAAGTGATGCTTTTAACCAAAACAGCAAACGGGGGAACTCCAGCACTCGGCCATGACGCGTAAACCTAGCAACCTCGAGATCGGCACGGCGCTGAACATCACGCCGCAGCGCGTCTCCGTGCTCAAGCGCGAGGGCATGCCGACCGATACGGTCGAAGCCGCCCAGGCATGGCGAGCAGCTCGAGACGTTGCCCGGTCAGCGAAGGCGCCTAAGGCCGCACCAGCCAACCTCGACGACGGGACGCTGGCCGACACGATCAGCGAGCACCGTGCCTTGGTCGGTCGGGCTCGCGGCGTCTGGCTCGCGTCGATGGAAGGCGGAGACCCGAACCAGGGGAAGTACCAGACCGCGTACAACCAGAGCCTCAAGACTTTGGTCGCCCTCGAGGAAGAGCAGGAGCGCCGGCTCATCCTGGCTAAGGACTACATCAGCTCGAAGGAAGCAACGGAGGCCATGCGTCAACTGATGGGCGAGGTCGTCAACCGTCTCGACAAGCTGGCGCTCGATGTCGCCGAGGCCTGCAACGGAGAGAACCCAGCCAAGGCCGTCAAGGCGCTTGAGGTCTGGGTCCGCAGAACGAAGGCCGACCTATCCGCAAACGATGAACAAGGCTGACCTGCTCCGCGTAGGCCGTGACGTGCTCAAGCCGGCGGACTCTGGCGACATCGTCGAATGGCTCGAGGAAAACGTGCTCGCCATCCCCGACTCGCCGATGCCCGGACCTTTTAGGTCGGAGCGGACGCCGTGGATCGCGGAGGCCCTTCGCATTGCGGCAGATGCCGAGACTAAGCTGCTCGTCATTATTGCTAGCATCCAGTCTGGCAAATCTCTCTTCGCCCGCCTGTTCACCTGCCACATCGTTGCCAACGCTCCCGGACCGACGGCTGTTTTCCAAAGTACGGACAGCGAGGCCCGCGACTTTGCCCTGCGCTACATGCGCCCGGTCTGGAACAACTGCCCGCCGGTGAAAGCCCGCGTATCGGTTGACGACATGGACCGCTCGACGACAACCGACTTCGACCGAATGACGCTTTACTGCCGCGGACTGTGGAACGAAGCCAACCTTCAGCGCCTCTCGCTTCGTTATACCATAGCCGACGAATGTTGGATGGCACCAAGCGGGCACCTGGCTGAACTGAGCGCGCGCGTCACGGCCTTCGGCTGGATGGGCAAACGCATCTTCATGAGTCAGGCTGGACGTGCCGGCCAAGAGATTCATCAGCTGATGGAAACGACCGATCAGCGTGACTGGAATTTTAGATGTCCTAAATGTGATGCGCTTCAGCCCTGGGTCTGGGAGCAGGTCAGGTTTCCCGACGACGCCAAGCTGACGGGCTCATGGGATTTGCAGAAGGTCAGCACCGGCACGACTTACGAGTGCGCATCTTGCCAGACGCGCTTGCCTGATAACAACGCCACACGCATCGAAGCCAACGCCCGCGGCTGCTTTGTGGCTACAACTTCGGCTGCCAACTCCGGGCACATCGGCCTTCACTGGAACAGCCTAGCGACGATGAGCTTTGGAGAGCTGGCCGTAATGATGATTAAGGCAAAGGAGTCTGCCGAGATCTACGGAGACGAAGACGGCCGCCGCCAATTCAAGAACAAGAGGCTTGCTCTCAGCTGGGCCGAAGAGGGCGGGGAGATCGTGAACATTGCTCAGGCCGCCAACTACAACATGGCGGACGACTGGGACGGGGAGTCAGTCATCACGCCCAAGGGAAAGGTCGTCGACCGCGAAGGCGCACCAGAAGGTTCATTCCCTTTCCGCACCGCCGGCATCGACGTGCAACGTGGGCACCTATACTGCGTAGTTCGTCGCTGGAGTCGCACGGGGCATAGCCGCCTGAAGGCCTTTGCCAAGATTGATACCTGGCAGGACGTCGAGGCCTTCGTCAAACTGCACGCCGTGCACCCGGCCATGGTCATGGTCGACGCGGGAGACCAGGCTCAAGACGTTTACCGCCAGACCGCAATGCGTGGCTGGAAGTGCGCAAAGGGTTCGGGCAACGAAGACTTCAGCGTGACGACTAAGGACGGCAAGACGACCCGCCGATTTTATTCCGATAAGCAGACCATCGTGGTTCCCGGTCTCCAGACCCGCGCCGTGCTCCTGGTATGGTCGAACCTCGGGGGCAAGGATCTGATGCACGGGCTGCGCTCACGCCGCGCCTTTTCGTACGCCCTCGACGCTGGGCAGGACTACGTCGACCAGATGTCAGCCGAGGTCCGCGTAAAGGACAGGCGCACGGGCAAGCCGCAGTGGCTGCTTCCCCAGGGCAAGAAGGACAATCACGCTTTCGACTGCGAGCTGCTCGGCCTGCTGGCCGCCGTCCGATGGGGTATCGTGGGCAAGGAAACAACCGAAACCGACTTGCCTTCCGCATGAACTTGGGGACACTGAATTCAAGCGGCGGCGCCGATGGTTGCGGGAAGGAAGAGTCTCGTGGCGTGGACATGGGCGTCGCCGCCCCCTATCGTTGCCAATTTACGCAGGTCAAATGGCTCAAGGATATTTTATCGGCCTCACCGAGTGCGAGTTACTCGACCTCAAAGCCAAGGCACTCTCTCTGATTATGGAGGGCAAAACGCTTTTATCCTACGCAGACTCCGGGTCTTCCGCGACCAAGGCCTTCCCAGGCATGACGCCGAAGGAGGTCTTGAACGAGGCTATGTTCGGCCTCAGCCGTCTCGACCCGGGCAAGTATGGTCGCCGCGTCACCATGATCAACACGCGCTGGGACAACCGCATCGACTAATTTATGCCCCCCCGCAAGAAAGTCCCGACCGTCAGCCTGCGCCCGAAGAAGGGCAAGCCGTCCGCCCGCAAGGGTACGCCGGCTCCGCAGGCTGCAACTGTATCTCAGGGCCGTTTCAATAATCAGTACAGCGGGAATGAATGGGGCTCGACCGTCCAGACCTACGCCCGCCGCGTCATCTACGCTCCGCAGCCGGATGACATGCGCCGCGACATGTCCCCATGGGACCGCAATGAGATGGTTAAGAAGTGCCGCTGGGCCGAGCGCGAGTCCTCGCTCTTTCGCTCCATCCTGAATGACCTGGTGATCTACGTCTCGGGGGACGGTATCAAGCCGCAGTCCCACGCGAGCGACCCCGAGGTGGCCCGCCAGTATGAAGAATACTTCGCCCGCGAATCCAAGCGCATCGACGTCTCTGGCAAGTCTTTCGCTCAGTGCCAGTCAATCCTAGTCCGAGCAATGGTCCGTGACGGTGATGCCTTCGCCATTAAGGTCGTCAACGGTGACCGGGCACAGGTGCAGATTGTCGAGGCCCACCGATGTGGCGACCCGACCGACACTGACACCCCTTCGGATTGCTGGGACGGCATTGGCTTCGGTAAGTTTAACGAACCGATATACTATTCTATTTATCAGGCTGACGGTTCCTCCCGCAAGGTTGAGGCCCAGTCGGTCATGCACATTGTCGACATGGAGACGGCCTCAGGTTCCCGTGGAGTCCCCGTGCTACAGTCTGCGCTCTGCGGAGTCCAGGACGTCAAAGAAATCCTCGACCTCGAGCGACGCGCAGTGAAAGACAACGGGGACGTGAATCGAGTGATTTTCAAGGGCTCAGGATTCCTCGATGAAGACGCGGCCTCTGAGATTTCAAATAGCCGTGGCTCTGCCGAGAACGTCGCAAGCCAGATGGGCGGCAAGGCTATCGTGCTCGAGAGCTCTGATCGCTTTGAGTCCTTCGAGAGCAAGCGCCCGAATTCGACCTTCGTGGGATTCCTCGCAGCGCTAGAGAAAGACATCTGCTCAATCCTGCCTTACGAATTTGTAAAAGACGTAACCACGGCCGGCGGAGCTGGTGTTCGATTGGTAACCGCCAAGGCCGCCCGCGTCTTTGGTAAGTATCAAACCGTGCTTATCGAATCGTTCTGTCAGCCGACTTGGGAATACATTATCGCCGACGGCATCGCCAAGGGCGAGCTGCCAGACGATCCTAACTGGTACACCACTTCTTGGACCACGCCTAAGAGCGTGACCGTCGACGCAGGCCGCGAATCTTCTAGTGACCGTGCTGATCTAGAAATGGGACGTACTTCATTGAGCGAAGACTTCAGCTTGCGCGGCCTCGACTTTAGGACCGAAGTGGCAAAGCGCGCCGACGACATGGCTTACATCTTATCCGAAGCCCAGCGCGTTAAGATTCCTTTCTGGATGCTTTACAAGCCCGGTTTCAACTGGCTGCAGCAAGGCCAGACTAACAGCCAGATTCCTAATCCTGTAGCTGACAACCTTGAGGTTCCGCCTGCC